CACGTTGACCCCGACGCTGTTCATGATGTTGAACAGGTCGAACGAGTCTATGACCGGCTCCTCGATGCGCTTGAACACCCCGAGCGGCGGTATTCCGGGGGCAATGCCCACGACATCAGTCTCGACCATGACGACCGCCGGGAGTTCCTCCAGCCGCTTGGCCAGCGTGCTTCTCGACCGAATTGACTCGGCGAAAGGGCCGGGGACTTCGATTCCCCGGTCCCCCAGCGCCTGCAGGACATGGCTCGCCGCCCGCTCGAACGGGGCAAGGTCCTGCTTCTTGCGCCGCGCTCGGCCGTGCCACTGGGCGACCTTTGCCCACAGGGACTTCAGCTCGTCATCCGTCGCGGAGCGCAGCATGGTAGGTCGCAGCTCACGAAGCGCCAGGGCCTCGAGGTTCGACAGCTCCGCGCTGCGCCATGCCGCGTGGCCACCCGACACCGGGAGAGCAGCGCGGTGGAGCTGATTCCACACGCTGTAAGGAAGCTGGTCCTTCACAACTTGGAGGATCGCTTGGAGGTACTCGATTGTCGGCATGCTTGCCCCTTCTCTGGTTTGGTCTGCGCCAGCTCACATCAGTACGCGTCGCACATCTCGTCATCGTCGAACACATCGCAGCCGCACACCTCGCAACTTCCCGTGGGGACTGGAAGGGCATCGTCCGAGCAGGTAGTCGTTGTCCGGCCCATCATGCCAGCCCCACAACGCATCGGCACCCAATGTGCGCCGGAGGATGCCCGACAAGCCCGCCGTCGCCGGTCTCGAACGCCTCGTCGAGCTTGCGTAGCTGGCCATCCATTGGGCCACAAATAAGGCAGACGCCCTCGTCGTCCGAGGTGTCCCAGCGCTTGAGCTGGTCAGCGTCGAGCGCGCCTCTCTCCTGCAGCTGGTCCCACAGTTCTGCACGGCCATGGGACACGGCGACCATGGACTCGTGCTGCGCGATCAGGTTCGCCCGTTGTTTGAGCAGCCTTCCGGCGTAGCCGTCCACGATCTCCTGGGCCCGGGCGACAGGAACTCCCGCGTCGGAAAGGGCAGCTCTCCGACGGATGACTGCGTTCGCCTGCCGCTCGTTCAGCCCGATCACCTTCTGGATGTCCTTCGCAATCTGAGCCGGGTGCCGACCACTTAGAACTCCGTCGCTCAAGACCGCCCTGACCGCGTTGCGCGATCCGTCGGTCACGTTGGTAATCAACTCGCCGGTATGCTGGTCGAGCCACCTGGCGATCTTGGGTCGCTCCAGGTCGATCGACACCTTGGACTTCAAGTCAGCCGCCGCTGACCGGGCCCCGGCTGCAATGCCGTACTTCAGCTCCCCTGCGAGGTTCGCCGTGATGTCCGCCACGCGGTCGACCCGACTCGCGATCAAGACCCCCTGCACGTCCCCAACGGCAGCATCGCGGGCGAGGGGCGCGAGCTTGACCCGTCCCTGCAGTTCCCGGAGCGCCTGCAACAGTGGACCGCCGAAACGTCGCTGAAGCTGCATCGCAAGACTGAACGTCCTGGGCTGGACGACAGTCCGGCGCACGGCCTTCTCGACGAAAACGAAGCCCATCACTCCTCGACCGGTGGCAGCGATGCCGCGCGACGAAGGTACCGCTCCAGCCTCTCGTCGGGCAGGGTTAAAGCCCCCGCGCTCCCGAGCTTGCTGATGTACTCGCCGAGTTCTGCGAGGTCCGGGGTCTCGATGTCTCCATGGGTGACACGCGGGATCGGGCCCGTCCATCCGTTGACGGCGAACAGCCGCACGACGGCTTGCTCGTTGACGGTCTCTGCAATGGAGTCGAGCCAGGCCCCGAGCGCCGTGGCAAACAGGGCCGTCTTCGACGAATTCAAAGCGAAGCTGCCTACCTTGTCGTGCCCCAGCAAGATGAAGTCGGCGAGGCACGTCCCGGCGATTCGCACATCGTACCGCTGGATCGCTGCGCTCGCGTCGATCGACTTCTGCCCGCCTGACGACAGGAGCCGCAGGGCGTACTTCTCGTGGCCGTCCGCATCGTACGCCCGAGGGAACACCACGCCCATCTGCTCATCGACCTTGATGCCACGGACGATCGCCTTGATGGTCTCCAGGAGGGCGACCTGATTCGGGTTGGCGTCGGCTGACAGCAGCTCCGGCGGGACCTCGGCGACAGGGAGCCCGGCCATGTCCCGCTCGATGCCGATCGCTTCGATTTCCTCCAGCCGCTTCTTGAAGTACCAGGGCCTGAAGGCGTTGCGCAGGATGCTTCGCCCCTCCGGCGACCCACGCCGGCCCGTCGTACGGAAGTGGATCAGTTTCCAGGCCGGGATCGTGATGGTCCTGAAGGTCGTCGGGTGAATCTGGACCATGGCCTCGACATCCTCGAACTCGCCAAGGTCCCAGTGGTCGAGCGTGTCCTGTGCCCTCGGCGGGAGACGCTTCCAGCCGACTCGGCCGTCGTCGAACTTCGACGGGGAGTCCGCGCCCTGACCGCGACGGAGCTTGTACACCGTCTCGTGAACGCTCCATCCGTAGCTGAGCATGGTCAACGCCTCGGCGACGAACTCCGTCCATGGACGGTCCATGTCCGACATGCAGCCTTTGAGGAACTTGGCGTTGTCGAGGTCGACCTGGTCCTGCGATGCTGGCTCGACGTCCCAGCTGACCTGGCGAATCAGCATCTCGATCGCGAACAGCACGGCTCCGATCGTCGGGTCCATGTCCGACATCTCGCGAAACGTGCGAATGCCTCGATCACCCTGAAGCGCGGCGAGCCACTCTTCCTGCAGGATACCGCCGGCATGCCTGAGACCAGTCGAGCCCATCTCCGTGGTCAGTGCTCCACGACGTGGGCGCTCCATCTGCTTCTCGAGCGGCGAGGTCGGGAGCTCGATGGGTGCGAGGTAGCTTGGCTGCTTCGGCTGGTTGAGCCCGAGTGCTCGGGCGGCGATCTCTCTCAGGCCCATGGCCACATCCTCCACTCTCTTGACCGGCGGGTCAAGCCCCAGTCCAGCGGCTGCGCTGACGCATCGCTGGCAGAACCATGTCCGGCTCAGTTCGTGCGTCGACGATCAACTCTGTGAACGCCCAGACAAGGCTGTCGAGACGGTCTGGACTCGGCGCGCCAGCCCGCGGGTCCCACGTTGTAAGCTGGTCCTCCAGGTGGGGAAAGACGCCGACATGGTGAATCTTACCCTGTTCGTACAGCGCGGCGACGGGCTCGGCGCGGGTCGCCTTTCCACGGCTGGCGTGCACCGAGCGATAGGACACGGACGGATCGGCGGTACGGATGTTCGACTCGACGAGGTCGCCACCGTTGTTGGCCTCGCCGACGACCCGGTCGGCCATGGCCTTGCGATACAGGGCAATGGTCTCCTTCGCCCACGCTGCTGGTGTGTATCGGCCGCTGCTGTCGCCGAGCACGAACCCATGGCGTGCAGGTCGCCCCTTGCACGAGCACATCCCTACGCCCGCGACGATGATCCCCGTTTCGTTGCTGGACGGCTTCGACGTGGTGGCCGGGTCAACGGCAACGACGACACGGTCGAGGTCTGGGGCAGAAACGAGGCGGTCGGTTTCGATCTGGCCCAGCTTCCACAGCGCGCCAGGATGGTCATCGAGAACCTCTGCCCAAATCTCCTGTCGGCCTAGGCGCGTGCCCTCGTACTTGTCTATGACCGCCGCAAAGAAGTCCGGCGCGAGGTTCTCGCGGTTGTCATACGTAGACCCGCTCGTTACGACGGTGCGATGGTCGGCAATCAGGTCTTTGAGCACTTGCACCGGACGCGGGGTTGTCGTGATGCAGGCCCGTGGTCGACGACCGAGTCGAAGCCCGAACATCAGCATGTCCCACGCATCTTTAAGCTTGGACCACGCTGCGATTTCGTCGACCCACAGGCAGTGGTGCTGAGGGCCGCGCAGCCTGTCCGGCTCATCGGCGCTATAGAGCGTTGCGACGGTCCCGTTTGGCCAGGTCAGGGTTCGCTTCGACGCTTCGTAGAGCGGCCGAAAGTCAGGTGGGCTGATCGCGAGGATGCCCGACGCGCCCTCGGTCGACTCTCGGCCAGCGGAGAGCATGATTTTTTTGCAGTCGTCGGCGGTCGGAGCGACGAGCCCGAGGTGTAACCCCGGCATATCCTTCGCCGTCTCGATGACCCACTCCGCACCAGAGCGAGACTTCCCAAACCCTCTCCCGGCGCACAAAACCCAAAATGTCCAGTCGTCGCGGGAGATTGAAGCGCCTGGGGTGCCCGGCGCCAGCTGCTCGGGGCGGGCCCAGAAGTGCCGCCAGCTACTCCCCAGGGCTTGCAACTCCGTCGGGGTCAGAGTCCTCAGGATCGACGTCCGCTCCTCGCTCGACAGTCCGCTGAGCGAGGAGGCGAGAGAGCTTGTCGGCTGCATCCCGTGCTACCTCCTCCAATGAGACCCGTGCATCGAGCGTCCCGGAGATCGCGATCTCCTGTCTCGGTGCCGGTCTGGCGTATTCCTCAGGGAACCGTCGCTCGAGGAGCCATGCAGCTGCCATCCACCTCGCCGGATCTTCAGCCGCTTTCCGCAGGCGCGCCAGGAGCACCGCCATCCCAGCAACCTCGGCGGCTTTTACCGCTTCGTAGAATTCGGTATGTTCTCGCCGGGTTATGTACCGTGGGTGTCCCTCTCGTGCTATCTGCATCCACAGGTAGTACGTGCTCACGTCGATACCAGCGTACTGGCATGCGTGCTTGATGGTCATCCCGAGCCTGATCGCCTCACACATCCGCTCCTGGACTTTCGCTGGATTGACTTTTCTACGTGGTGGCATCCCACCACTGTGAGCACGTTGCCGTACCGTTGTCAAGTATGTAGCAGCTTACGACGTGGGTGGTGGTAGGTGGTGACCCCATGATGATCTAGTAGCACCCTGGCAGTACCACTGGCTAACGACGAGATGGGTATACCACCGTACCATGTGGTAGCACCATGATCTGAAGATGATGCTGGTGAGCTGGTAGTACCTCTGTGCTGGTGAGCTGGTAGTACCTCTGTGCTGGTGAG